GTTGGATGTGGGCTATTTCGTTCTCAATTGCAACTGGCACATATGCATTTATGGGTGTGAATCTAATTGCTCACGCTGTACTTATTGGCGCAGCGGCATTAACTGTTGCAGCATACACAACTGCATCATTGAAGCCAGAAGCATTTCGTGTTGTTCTAGGTCGTCGTCCTGACGGCGAACATATCTAAGAAGGAAGATTAAGATGGCATACTTTTTGAAGAACGGTACTAGCTTTCGTGTTTCCAGCAAGGAAGCAATGGACCTACATGAGAAGCTTCCTGCAGGCAACTACACCGTTGCTGTAGATATGATGGGCAACTTCTATCTTGAGTCTATTGATGACTTTGAGATTCCTACTAAGATGTATGGTAACACATTGCGTCATACTGACCGCATCATCAATTCGTTTTGGAAGCGCCCGCAACAGACTGGTGTTCTGTTGAACGGTGAAAAGGGTTCCGGTAAGACTTTGCTTGCTAAGAACATTGCAGTTGAACTTGCGAAGCAGGATGTGCCTACTATCGTAATCAATCGTGATTATACTGGTGACGGCTTCTTCAAGCTGTTGCAGGACATTGACCAGCCGTGTGTCGTTCTCTTTGATGAGTTTGAAAAGGTATATGACCGCGAGAAGCAGGAAGAAATTCTGACTCTGCTTGACGGTGTGTTCGGTTCTAAGAAGCTTTACATTCTTACTGTGAATGACAAGTGGCGTGTTGACTCGCACATGCGTAATCGTCCCGGTCGTATCTTCTATCTGCTTGACTTCAAGGGTCTTGACCAGGTATTCATTCGTGAGTATTGTGAAGACAACCTCAACAACAAGCAGTACATTGAACAGATTTGTTCGTTAACTAGCTTGTTCGGTGAGTTCAACTTTGACATGCTTAAGGCACTTGTTGAAGAAATGAATCGCTACAACGAGACTCCGACCGAAGCACTTGAAATGCTCAACGCTAAGCCTGAGTACGACGAAGGTGCTAAGTACGAGATTAAGTTGGTCAATGACGGCAAGGAAGTCAAGGCAGTTTTCCCTGATGTTTGGCGCGGCAACCCGCTTGCAGTCAAGGGTGTAAATGTTGAATATGATCCTGATCCGAGCGATGATGACTCTGAATATGTCGATCTTCGCTTCACCCCTGAGCACCTTATCAATCTGAACAGTCAGGAAGGTAAGTTCATCTTTGAAAGCAAGGGTGCCCGACTGATCCTTACCCGAGCGAAAGAGAAGGCACTGTTTGACTACAGCCACCTCGCAATTTAATTTCGCATTTGATGTAGACGGTACGCTGACTCTTAGTAGACAGCGTATCGTTCCATCGTTTGAGGAATGGTTCCTTTCATTCTGTCAAAAAAATAATGTCTATCTTGTGTCCGGAAGCGACTACGAGAAGACGCTAGAGCAGCTTGGTGAAGAGATATGCAACACTGTCAAAGGTGTGTATAGCTGCTGCGGAAACGCTCTCTATGTGAGCGGAGAGTTACAGTATGTCAATGACTTTGCATTGACCACCGAACAACACGAATATCTTGAAAGCCTATTGCAGTTAAGTACCTTTCCAAAGCGCACTGGCAATCATATTGAAATGCGTCCCGGTTCATGTAATTTCAGTGTTATTGGACGCAATGCAGACATGAATGAACGTTCTGAATATTTGGAATACGATACTCGTGTAGATGAACGAAATTTTTATGCATTCCTTATCCGCGAAAATTTTCCAAATCTAGAGGCTACAGTTGCAGGTGAAACAGGAATAGACATTCATCCTGTAGGAAAAGATAAGAGCCAGATAGCAGAATACATATCCCCATTTGTATTCTTTGGGGACAAGATATATCCCGGTGGAAATGATTATACCATTGCACAACATGCAATTAAATACTATAACGTTTCAACTTGGGAAGAAACATTTGAAATTTTAAAAAAGGAGTATAGCTAATGCTAGAATGTTTGATTTTAGGCGATAGTATCGCTGTTGGTACTAAGATGTTTGCACCTAAAGAATGTGTATCATATTCTAAGGGTGGGTATAACACATGGCAGTGGAATAAGAAGTGGGGCGGCACTCCATTGAATTCTGAAATAGTTGTAATTAGTCTTGGTACCAACGACCATAAAGGTGTTAAGACTGAAAAGGAACTTCGCAAGATGCGGGAACGGGTCCGTTCAAACCGAGTCATCTGGGTTATGCCCCCTTGCAATCCAAAGTTCTGTAAGTCTAATATCAATGCAATTGTTACTAAACTTGCTAATGAGTACGGTGATCAAGTAATTGGTACTAAGCACGTTCAGCCCGATGGGGTTCATCCTAGCTGGAAGGGCTATAAAGAAATTGTAAAGAAAGCAAAATTATGAATTCACTATTACAACCCGGCAATTGGGTTACTGCTGTAACAATGAGTTTGCCTGACTACGCATCACAGATGGGAAACAGACTTGAATCGGTCATGAAAGATAATAGTCTTTCTACCGTAGAAGCACATTCTTGTGCCCTAGCTTCTTCTTTGGCAATGGGATACGGTGAACTGGCTCTTGAAATTTCAATGAGCAGTGAACTTAGAGGGAATGATATTCGTGAAGAAGTAGCTGCATCAGTAGTAGATATGACTATTAACAATGTCAGTAGAGATTGTTTTACCGACTTAGATATCAAGATTACTCCATACAATTTAGCTGTTGCTATGGTTCTCAAAGATGGTTCTAGCAAGGTTGTTATTCGAAGCGGACTGACCGAGTTAGGTTATACCGATGAACAGCTTACGGATATTGCTAAAATCGCAGGACTGATTCCTTCTATTGGCAAGTGTCTCATTTAAAGGCTAATTAGGGGTTGACATAGAAAGCTATCGGTGCTATAACAAGACTATAGCGTTTCAATGTTGATTGAAACTTTTTTGAAAAAAAAGGTTGACAACGGTTTTGAAATGATATATAAGAGTATATGTAATGCAGATTGACGAAAAGTTGAAAAACTAGCCGTTAAAATGCACTATTATTAACCAGGACTAAATAAACATACTATGAATACTAACTGTAACATATCACTGAAACAACATACTCTCTGGGGACAATTATTGGCTCCGATGGGTGCAGTTGCGGCAGTATATATTACAAGCAATCGCGGCGACTTTACCCCATCAGTGGAACAGGAACCCGGCGGATAAGTAGACATAGTTAAACTAGTTTATTTAGACCCCGGGGACTCAAGTTCTTGGGGTTTTCCATTAGTCAGAAAGTAAATCTCTGACAGTCAGATGAAAGACTGACAAAAAGTGCAAGTCGGAACGAGCCTGCAAAGCACTATAAAAAAAGAAGGGGCGGTGGTAAGGATGGATTCACTTACGAGTGATGAAAAATCTATCAGATGAGGACATTACGATCCTCTCAAGCGGTCAAGTCTGAAATGCCAGACAACATAGATCGCTTGTCAACAAAAGGCTAAATCTATTCTTATAAACACATAATGACGAAAACACAGCCCCTCATAATTTGGATTTGCAGGAACAGGCACTCAGCGTGTGTTTCTATGAATAGATATATTGCCCGATAGATCAATTGGTAGATCGACTGACTCTGACTCAGTAGGTTCTAGGTTCGAGCCCTAGTCGGGCATCCAAAATATTTGACAATATTTGACAAAGCATATATAATACACTTGCTTTGATGTTGCCCCTTCCTCTAATGGTAAGAGCGCGGACTTTGAATCCGTCAATCTAGGTTCGAGCCCTAGGGGGGCATCCAAAGTTATAATGCTGTTGTAGCTCAGTGGTAGTAGCACTTCATTGGTAATGAAGAGGTCGAGAGTTCAATCCTCTCCAACAGCACCATTTCTTATTTGGTCTCTTAGTTCAGCCGGATAGAGCGTCTGTCTTCGAAACAGAATGTCGGGGGTTCGAATCCCTCAGGGACCACCAAATATCATGCACCCGTAGCTCAGCAGGATAGAGCGCCGGTCTACGAAACCGAAGGTCAGAGGTTCGAATCCTCTCGGGTGCACCAATTTCATGTACGCTAAGTGTTACGGTAGCACGACTGGTTCCAACCCAGTTAGCGTGGGTTCGACTCCTACAGCGTATGCCAGTTTATGTTGGGTATAGCATAGGTGCTGTCCAAAGGAGTCATGACCGGAGGACGAATGGAGAAAATCTCACGGAGAGCATCATGACTGTTCTGTGAAGTGAGAGGGTGCAATAACCCCCGCCCGACGCCAAATTATTATGGTGATTGAAGTGTTGACAGATACATGTCGGCCTGTGAAGCCGAAGTAGCGGGAGCATTACCCGTCGATCACCCCAGTTTCATTCTCTTAGGTCCCTACTGGTAAGGGAGCATGGCTGTTAACCATGTTGTTGTAGGTTCAAGTCCTACTAAGAGAGCCAATTCATGCACCCTTAGCTCAGCGGTAGAGCATCGCTTTGACTCAGCGAAGGTCATCTGTTCAAACCAGATAGGGTGTACCATTTTAAGGATAATTTATGCCATTGCAAGAACCTCACTATCACGAAGATAAGAAGACTGGACTGTTAGTTCGTTGTATGAATTCGTGTTCAAATTTGATTACTGATTATAGATTCTGGATTGGCGTAACTATCAGCTATCCATTAGAACATTTTCTCTGGGAACATGTCTGGCCCTTCAAGCTAGTGATGCAATTTCTCGGACTTTAACTTATGCCGGCGAGTGATACCCACTATAGTAGTGACGAACATACCGTTACCGCTGGCTCCATTCTTATGCGTCCGTATGTATGGACTACCTTCCGAAAGTAGCCCCAGCATAGAAAATAAGCGGGCGCGCCATCTTATCGCCCGGCCCCCTTGTGCTTCACCGTTTATGTTGTTCGCAGGAGGACGGAAAAATATGCCGGGCGGCCATATCAAGGAGTCGTGCTAGAGTGGCCGATTAGACTATCTTGGAAAGGTAGCGTACCTTAATAAGGTACCGTGAGTTCGAATCTCACCGACTCCGCCAAACACAACGGGGTATAGCGCAGCCTGGTAGCGCACTTGTCTGGGGGACAAGTGGTCGTCGGTTCAAATCCGGCTACCCCGACCAATTCAACGGGAATTAGGAAAGTCTGGTTTAATCCGCCTGGTTTGGGGCCAGGAGATCGTAGGTTCGAATCCTACATTCCCGACCATTAACGAGTAAGTGTTCTCATTATGTGATGATGTTTAATTTCCTCGTCCTGATACATTTCAGGGCTTGTATGGAACCAAACTACGATTGCATAGCGAACACCCTCTACTTTCTTGACACCATGAAGATATTGCCAACTGCCAGGATACATCAGTATGTCTCCGGCAGCAGGCTTCTTCTCAATGTCAAAGAACGGAAAATATACTTCGCCTCCTTGATAGTCATCATTTAGATATACTACGCAAGTTATGTCACGGTTGATGTCACTTCTGCGAACAAATGCACCATCTACATATTGACCATCGATGTGAGGCCAATAGTGAGTTCCGTCAGGATAGTGAAGAAAGTCTATAGAGTGTGTGTTACACTCTACACTATATTGACACTCTACGAGCTCCTTACAGCGTTTTACAAGCTGCTCAACGCTTTCAGCGAAGTTCACATAATCTACAAAGTTAGCGGTACATATGTCAGGATTGTGAACAGCAATATACTGTTCGTCTACTATTTTACCTACAGTAGCTTGAGAAGACTTTGCTTCTGTTGCAGAGTTCAATAAGGTCTTGATTAGATTATTATCAACTGATTCTGATAGATGCTTAATCTGTCTGGGGTCAAAATGCATACAGTATTTATGAGTACTCCCTGTAGTACTGCACAATTGTTACGGGGGAAGGGGCTGTGCAGGCCCCGAGAGATTTGGGGTCTTAGCTCAGTTGGTAGAGCGTTTGTCTGGCAGACAAAAGGTCAAGGGTTCGATTCCCTTAGGCTCCACCAAAGAAAAAGGTTGACAGCGGTATCGTTGTTTGCTATAGTTAGAACATAGACAAGTGATTGTCTGTTCTTTCTCATCGTTGCAACGATAAAAAGAGATAGTCTTGCTGCTGGCCTCATGGGGGTGACAGAATAGGGTTCAAGTCCCTAGCTACTAGGTTGTCTGTCTTGGGTTCGAGTCCCAAGCAGCAAGATTACATTAAGACTGTTTATATGAACCCTGTTGATGTAATGTGAGAGTGGTACTTACACCCTTCAATGGGTTTTCCTAGCGCAGGTTCGAGTCCTGCCAGGGTTCATATAAACAGTTTAATGCTCCTGTAGCTCAGTTGGTAGAGCACCTGATTGAAGATCAGGGTGTCGGCGGTTCGAACCCGTCTGGGAGCACCAGATTTTACTCGTGTGTGTACGGTGACCATATGTGACCCTGTTTCATTCTCAAACCAAACAGGAGTGTACCTGATGTCCGTAGCAGTACTATTGAGTTAGTATCAGTAACTAAATTTGAGACACTAGTTACGGCGAGTAAATACATTAGTAAACACGCTTTTTTGCGTGTTTAGTATAAATAGTTGTATGAAAGACATTAACGAATATATCAAACTTCCGAAGGAAGAACGCCAAACGCACTTGCGCTTAGATGAACCTTGTTTAGAACGAGGCGGACAGAGTATGTATTGTAAGGGGCTCCTTGCTCACATACATGAAACTACAATACCTTCTGGTAAGAAGATTCATGTCTGTCACGCTTGTCATAACGGCGCCTGTAGCAACCCTAATCATTTGTATTGGGGAACAGCAAGTGAGAACAGATTAGATGCTAAAGCTAACGGTAAAAAAAGCATCTGGGATAACATGGTAGATAAATACGGAGAGGAAGGTGCTAGAGAAATGCAGCGCCGTTCTTCTAAGACTGCTGGTAAAGCAGGCAAGGCAAACTTAGGTAAAGCTAAGTCAGCCGAACATAGATTAAAGATTGCCGAAGCTATTAAGCGTAAACACGCTGAACGCAAAGCATAGTGATTGCGGGTATGGTGAAATTGGTAGCCACGCAAGTTTTAGGTACTTGTGGAGAAATCCGTGGGGGTTCGAGTCCCTCTACCCGCACCAAAATTCAGAAATCGGAAGAGAAACGCGGGGCCCCGGAGTGTTCTCAGGGCACACTAAGCTATGCGCTAGGCTGAACCGATACCAATTTGCCCCGGTGGCGGAACCGGTAGACGCGGCGGATTCAAAATCCGCTTCCGAAAGGAGTGGGGGTTCGAGTCCCTCTCGGGGCACCAATGCTCTATAAGCATTGCTGGCGATGCGCCGGATTCGTAACCCGGAGATAACAGGTTCGACTCCTGTATAGAGCACCAAACTGCTAAATAGTAGTTTGGAGATTACTATGATTAGAACACTTATACTATCAGCAGCATTATTATTTTCTTTCCCTGCATATGCTCAGGTTGAGAGAGAAACATCAGGTTCATTAGGCGGAACAGTTATCAATGACGATAACATTGTCCTTACTGGTGCATTCAAGCATGTTACTGACACAGGCCCTAGAGAATACTCATTTGAAAGTGATATTCTTTATAAGAGTGCTAACGGTGTAACATCTAGAGAACAGATTAACGCATTTGCTAAAATCAATCAGGATATTCATCCTAAGCATTATATTCAAGTGGGCGCTAGATATCGTCACGACCCAAGAACATTTTCAGAAGATCAAGCAGTTTACAGCATTGGTCACGGTGTCAGAATCATAAAGAATGATAAGACTAAGTTATCAAACGAACTTAGTGTTGGCTACAAGCACGGCACAGGTGGTTATAGTGATATCGTAGTTAGAGAAAGCATTTGGCTTAGTCATAACCTTAGCAAAACAGTTTCAGTTTCAAACAAGTTTTTGATTGAGCAAGGTTCTAGAACCTTCATTCAGAACAAAGCAGAAGTCAAATACAAGTTAAGTGAGAAAACTAGTTTCTCAATTCAAGACTTGTACACAAAAGATTGGCGTGAAGATAACACGATATCTTTTGCATTCACTTTCAAAATTTAACGCTCCCTTAGTTTAGCGGTAAAACACCTGGCTTATATCCAGCATCGTCTCCAGATTAGAGAGCGTCACAGGTTCGAATCCTGTAGGGAGTACCATAATAAATAGACATATGATAGTATGGATATTCAGAGAACAGCGTTCCGGTAGTACCGCATTTACTAGTCTAGTTGCTAACCAGTTAAACAGGATAGATAAGTTTGTTAGATATCCAGAGGACATAGAATTAGTAAAGAACATTCCTAATCCAGAAGATTATGTCTTTAGTTCTCATTTCTACAACTTCATAGAAATTATGAATTTATTCGATAAGCCGGTGACGTTGATTAGGTGTGCTAGGAAAGATAAAATAGAACGCTGCATGAGTTATCTAATCGCTAAGTATAAGGCCAAGCAGACTGTAAACGATATCAATCCTTGGAATATCATTCGAAACAAAGATGGTATGGCAGATTATAAAACCCTCATGTCTAAGATTGAACCAACAGTATTTTCCAAAAAAGAAATTTACAACTACTTACAGTATTGTACTGAAATGAATCAATACTGGGAAAGCTATGCAGCTTCGTATCAAAATTGCACTGTCTTTTATGAAGACTTATGCACTGATACCGGAGTTGATTTGCCTATGTTAGGTTTAACCTCACTAAGCATAACAAATGATGATACGATAACCATCAAGATGCCTTCGTATAAAGAGCAGATATGCATAAACTATGATATGGTTTCTCGGTGGATATCAGAATATTATTCGGAAAATAGAATATGATATTGCCCAGGTGGTGGAATTGGTAGACACGCAGCGTTGAGGTCGCTGTGGCCGAAAGGCCGTGAAAGTTCGAGTCTTTTCTTGGGCACCAACAGATTCTGGTTGACAATGAGGTCAATCTGATGTACTGTAAACTGACAATAAGGAATATCAGTTTGTAGATTGAGTATATAAAGAAACAGGAGTTTTTATGGCAGTACTAGCCTTAGACATATCGGGTACCCCGCGCACGTGGGTTTCCCACGATGAAGCAATTGCTTATCACGCAAAGAACTTGGTAGCTTGGACACTAGGCGACGTAATTGCTAGATATCGAGGCGGCTATCGAATTGACGGTACGCAGAGTTATCTTGAAACTCCTAGCATTATCGCTATTAAGGGTGAAGGCTTCAACTTCAAGAAGCACAACAAGGTTATCTTGACTAACAAGACTTTGTTCGCTCGTGACCGTAACATTTGCGGTTACTGCGGTGTCCACATTAACAATCACTCTAAGTTGAGTCGTGACCACATTGTACCTAGGTACCATGGTGGTATTGATGAGTGGACTAACGTTGTTACTTCTTGTATCCCTTGCAATCAAAAGAAGGGTTGTAAGAGCTTGAAGCAATCAGGTATGGAACTGTTATACATTCCATACGAACCTAACCACTACGAAAACATGATTCTACAGAATCGTAGCATTCTTGCTGATCAGATGGAATATTTGATGAGCGGTGTGCCGAAGCACAGTAGAATTCTGCAAATAGCGGCTTGACATATAGTTAATAATGTGTTAAAAGTAGTATATGAAAATACTGCTGATAGCTTATGTATTCTATATGAATCCTAGCACTAAGAAGGTAGAACTCTTGTGGCAAGAAAATTTGCCACAAGAGTCTATCGAAATGTGCAAAGATACAGGTGAAAGATACAAGTACGCACTTGAAGCCTCTATAAACATAGAGGTTCGGTATTATTGCGTAGAGCAATTAGATGCTTGATATTTTTTTGTCAAGCCGGTATAAGCAGAGTAAATAGTTTTATAGAGTTTATTCCCTAATGGCGCAGCGGTAGCGCAGTTGACTGTTAATCAATTGGTCGGTGGTTCGAATCCATCTTAGGGAGCCAAACTTAATGCCCTTATAGCTCAGTTGGCCAGAGCGCCTGATTTGTAATCAGGATGTCGTGGGTTCGAATCCTACTGGGGGCACCATTTCTAAGGTCGTGACATGAAGTTGTTTGCTAGTGGATGCTCGTTTACATGGGGAGGAGAACTAATCAAAACTCTCCATGATGAACACGGTGCTATTCTAGACGAACATAATCAGTCAGCCTTAAACAAACATCGCTTAAACATAACATGGCCTAAACATCTATCAGATATGTTAGGTTGCACTGAATTTCATAATCACAGTATGGGATGCGGCTCCAATGCACGTATCGTTAGAAAAACACTTGACTTCTTTGTTCCTAAAGTATTAGCCGGCGAAGATATGTCAGAGTGGACTGTTGCTATTCAATGGACAGAACCTAGTCGTTTTGAATTCTTTGATAATGAAAGTTCCAGCTGGGCTGTAGCAAAACATGATGTTCTCATATTTGAAAAGTCTCGTTCAGGCAACGAACATGACAAAGAATTCATTAATCAGCATTACACGTATCATAACGATACTATGTGGGGAAATACGTTCTTTGCACAAATTAGTGCGTTGGGCAACTTTTTGAAGATACATGGTATCAAATATGTTTTCACTATGATACATGAAGTATTTGTTTCACCGCTAACCGAAACACAGCTAAAATATTGCAATGATCATTTTGTTTGGTACAACAATGAAATCATCAATAGTTCAATTGACAAGATGAAGGTAGAACCGTGTGAGAAGTCTTCTCACCCTTCGGAGTTAGGACATAGGCAAATTGCAGAAAATCTTTTCAGATTTCTATCTGCCCAAACGTAAATTTTCTTATTGACAAATCGGTCAATACTTGTTATATTACAAAAGTAATTAAGAGATTGGCCCCGTAGCTCAACTGGATAGAGTACGAGTCTTCTAAACTTGGGGTTGCAGGTTCGAGCCCTGCCGGGGTCGCCATTCTTTTTGTTTGCTGATGTAAGTAAGATATAAATAATTTCATGGGGACTTAGCTCAGTTGGTAGAGCGACGGCTTTGCAAGCCGTAGGTCAGGGGTTCGAACCCCCTAGTCTCCACCAGGAATAAAAGTTTGATGATGGATAATACAGATTGCTATATTGAATTACCATCCATCAGATGGGATAAACAAATTCTCATTGATATTATGAGAAGCTATAACACTGAAAAGTGGGTGTCAGAAGGATACGTTAATAAATATCTTCGTCCTGATTCTCATCCAGTGTTTGATGATTTGTATAGGCAGTTGGAACCGCTTGAGATAAATATTGGCAGAGTTTTTTTTGCAGAATTGAGTCCACATACTTTCCTTCAGCCACACACAGATCAACATAGAAAGGCGTCAATCAATTTTCCATTAATCGGTGATTGGGACAAGAGTCCGGTAAAGTTTCACCGCGAACGCTCAACAAAAAGTGAGCATCTTATATGTGAACATACATACAGATGTCCTACTATAATTAATACGACAGTCAATCATAGCGTAATCAATCCAACTAATGAAACACGCTATTTGTTCTGTCTAAGTTTGTATGAGGATTGGGAAAACATAAAGTTGACAATTGATAAGATATATAGTAATATAGTAAAATAAGATTTCGGGGATTAGCGCAGTCTGGTAGCGCACCTGGTTTGGGACCAGGGGGTCGTAGGTTCGAATCCTACATTCCCGACCATTTTTACCGTGCCTCGTTAGCTCAGCGGTAGAGCAGATCCTTTACACGGATAAGGTCGGCGGTTCAATCCCGTCACGAGGTACCATATTTTAAAACTACGCACATAATGATAAATAATTATTCGCTATCTGACAGTAAAATTAATA